CGTCAATGGGGTGATGGCGAATGGTTGTTATGGTCGGAAGGTATGCGTGACCTGTTATGGGACGTGAAAGTTGAGTCGCAAGCCGATCTACCTCACAATACCGTAGCACGGATAAATTATGCGATCCAGCTACTCCAAATCGGAGTTTACGATATTGAAGAGTTCCTCAATACCACGGGGATACATATCCGACCGGAACTGAGGTCCAAGATACGTCAAGCTACCGGGTTCAACCCCATGATGCAAGGCGAATACGGGCAAGCACCAACGCAACAGGCCATGCCGCAAATGCCGGGTGCGGGACAAGGATTAGCACCCGCTCCCGAAGGTGAAGCCGGGATGGGTGGTGGATTAACAGGGTTGGCAGGGTTGGGACAAGGTGTCCCTGAACAAGCCATGCCGCAAATGTAAGAAATGGATATAATAGCACATATTTTTATCTTATTAGGGATGGCATATGGTGTCATGTGGACACTAGCATGTCTTATCCGTTACATAAACAAGAAATAAACGAGGAGGCTGAACCAATGGCGCAAACCAGCACTTATAAAGGTAACTTGACCAAGATCGATAAGATGAAGGAATTGAGTGCAAGCGGGAGGGAACGTGAGGCTGCCCCAATGAAAAAACTTATCGCTTTACAAAAGATGACCAACCAGTTATTGATCGAACTGTTGGAAGAACAACGTGGTAGCGGCACCACTGAAACGGAGAAAGATGCCTAAGATCGAAGATTATAAATCTGAGGTACAACAAGCCATGGTCCCTAACAAGGTATTAGCTGACCGTATGCTGTCACTTATCAGTACTAACACCATGGTGATGATAGAACTCTTGGAATCCATGAAACGGTTGGAATCGAGTATCACGGGTATACCTCCGTTATCGGAAACCAATACATTTGATCGGGAACCCATTAACAGTATGAACGGGACCCAAGAATGACGGGATCCGTGATAGATATTGTTAACTTGGTATCCAAGATAAAGTATTGCGAACTAACAATGAAACGGCATGATGGTGAGTTCAAACAAATTGATCTTACTATTAAGGCCAATAATCCTGAACAACTACAAATAATGGCCAAAATGTTGCGTTACGCAAATAAAATTGCACAAAACCCGAAGAAATAGCATTTTTTACTTGACGAATCGTTATCAGTGGCGTTACAGGTTAGTATCTAAACCTTAATTATATAAAGTTCTACCGACACATTCGGCGAACATTGGATCAACCCCTTTAACCGGGAATCCTGATGTTCGCTTTTTTTTTTGAGAGGGAATTCTAAAATGAATGAACCCATTACCGACCAAGGCATTGATCAGGAAGAAGCGGTATCGTCCTCGGAAATTTCGGCTGAGATAAGCGAAACCCCTGACCAAAGTACAGTCGATCATCAGGACCCCGAAAGTCCAGATGCCATTACCGCCGAGTTGGAGCAACTTAGGAAACAAGCCGATCACGGAAATCGCAAGATAACCGAATTGGGTCAAACCAAAAGTATGCTGCAACAGGAATTATCGTCACGTGATGCGCGTATACAAGCGTTAGAGAATCAAATATATGCTGTTCAAGCCAATGCTAATGGTGCTGCGGCTAATACCGACAGCTACGATTCGTATTATGATCAACCTGCCGCCACGCCGCAAACGGACGAGAAATCGAAGCTGTACCAACAAGCTACCGAAGAACTTGTAACCGAATTCACTAAGCTTCAGGGCGAAGTGAACCAACTGAAAGGTCATCGGCAACAGGTTTCGAGGTCAAAAGAGTTAGTGGACAATTTCGGGTTAACTGAGGAAGATGCTCAAACAGCCTTGAAATATCGCGATTCGGGTGATGATGTCAATTTTGCCAAAGTCATCCAACTAGGATCTGTCCATAACCGCGCACGGGCTGAGAAAAAGCAAATGCGTAACGAAGCTATTGGTGCAACTCGACAGGTAGCTACGGGTGGTACTTCCCCATCCAGCGCCACCGCAAATTCCGATCAGCAAGCCGACGATATCTTGACCGGAAAGGTTAACCAGCAGGGTGTAGCACGTATGCTGGCAGATAACCCGGATTTGCTGGACAAGTTGAGTAAACAATTTACTATATCAAATTAGCAGTGAGCCGCAGCGTGGTTGAGTAGAGACTTCCACGCTGTAGCCTTTCTCTACCGCTGTTGTCGATAAATAGGAGTAAATTTATGGCAGCAGTATTAGACCAAATTACTATTGCAACCTTAGCGATGCATGGTGATTTGAATACGGCAGTACTTTCACGCGACTCGGCAGCATTGCGGATCTTACAAGATCAGGCAATTGAAGCTACTGGCTCGCCGTTGAAAGTCAAGGTCCGATATAAGCGTAACAACGGTGGTTTTTATGCTGGGTTCGACCAGTTCAACACCACCCGCGTAGAACAATTCGCTGAAGGGACCCTTGAATGGAAAAACGTGTATGTCAACGTGACTATCGATGAAGATAGCCTAGTTGAAAACGCGGCTATGAACATCAAGGACCTGATGGCGATAAACGATATCCGTAAACTTCCTAGTCGCGACCGAAACACCATTTTCAACCTGTTTGGTGAAGAAATGGCTGGTGCATTGGACGATATCCGTAAACTCATGGGTGACGGTATCTACAGTGACGGTACAGGGTCCGGCGGTAAGGAAATCACGGGTTTGGCAGCGGCAGTGGATTCCACCGGTACTTATGCAGGTATAGCTTATACCGAATTAGGTCAATTTGATTATGCGGGATTCCTTTCAAGTTCAAACGATTATATTTGGGCTGGCAGGGAAAAGGATCTTTCTAGCGCGTCCATCACATTGGACGAACTGGCAAACGGTCTGAACGACGCTAATCAAGGTGGTGCTGACAGTGTAGATTGCATCTTCTGTCCACTAGATATTTACAGCAGTCTCGAACTGCAACTTGAAGGTCAACGTACCCGTGTCAATGCTGACATGGCCGACATTGGGTTCAGGCAAAATATCGAATGGGTAAGTTTTGGTGCTACCATCTATCCTGATCCGTATTGCCCGGCAAACACGGTTTTCGGTATCAATAAAAACCATACGCACATGTATATACATCCCGCTCTTAACATGGATTTCAGCGGTTTTAAAGAACCGACCGATCAAGCGGCTATAACAGGCCAATTGAAAATGAAATGCCAGTTATTGTGTGATGATCGTGCTAAAAACTTCAAATTGACCTCGGTCAATCCGTAAGGGAGGAGGATAAAACGATGAGTAGCCAATTATTAACAGCGCAAGACCTGGCCACTGAAAGTATTCAACCTCTTCAGAAGGCGGGAACTATTAGTACCGATTACATGGGTCGTACCTGGGCATATGTTCAGGCTAGTGAAGCTTTGGCGCAAGGTGATGCTCTGGTACCGCAAAGCTATGCGATAATTGATGAAGATGTTTCTGCCACGGCTGCCGCCGATACGCGACGTGTTACCGGTACGGGCGATTTCACCACCACGGCATTAGCTGATATGGCGGGACCGCTAGTCAAGGATTCGTCCGGTGCCATCTTACAGCATCCTAACGGTAACGTTTACTGGTTATGGATCAATGCAGCGGCATCGCAAGGTCAGGGTGGACCGATCATTTCCCGTGTAGACGACGATAACGTCGATGTCTACTGGGTAAATTCCAATGACGGTAAGATCGCCACGGGGCTAACGACTACATCAGATTTCGTTGTTTTCACCACAACACGAGTGAAAAAGTCTGATGCGGCTATCGGTGTAGATACGGTGGGCGGGTTTGTGCAGATGCAAGCTGGCATTACCGATGAATACTGGTTCTGGGCCTTGATAAAAGGTTGGGGACTAGGCAAGATCGATACGTCCGATGCGGTTATAGCGGCAGGTGAAGCCATTGTTAACGGTACTGATGATGGTACTGTCAATGGTATTGCTACCGGTACAGCAGCACAACTGGCACACCAGATAGGTATTGGTGCATTTGATCAGGACGCTGACGGTGTGATCCCAATCTACGCAAACTGTGTAGAGATTTTCAGGGCATTACCGGAAGGTCCAGCTAATATCGATAAGGCTTACCCAGCACAGGTGTAAATAGTAGCCTTTAACATAAAGGGAGTTTCATTTTGATTTTCTCCTTGTAAACCAAAATGGGAACGCGGGATAACACCCGTGTTCCGGTTTT